ACTGGAGTGGGTTGGGAATATGTTCTTGGAATCGATCTTGGCTACGAAGATGACACAGCTTTTGTAGTGGGTGCTTATCACAAACACAACCCTGTATTAAGGATAATTAAAACATACAAGAAAAAGAAAATGGACCTTACAGATGTAGCGGATCAGATTAAATTCTTTAGAAACGAATACACCCCTACTATTAAGATGGTTATCGATGGTGCTAACAAACAAGCTGTTCAAGAGATGGTAAGAAGACATGGATTGCCACTTGAGCCTACAGATAAGGTGGGTAAGAGCGATTTTATAGAGATAATGAACGCAGAGCTCATCCAAGGTAAGATAAAGCTTGTAGAAGACCAAACAACCGACCTACAAGACGAGTGGCAGACATTAATATGGGACGATAAGGCTAGTAAAAGAGTAGAAAACCCATCATGCCCTAACCACTTAAGTGACGCAGCTTTATATATGTGGAGATATTGCTACAGTTACCTAGCTAGACCGGAGATAGTCAAACCTCACCCTACATCAGAAGAAGCGGTTGATGATTTCTGGGAAGATGAAGTTTATAAGGCAGAGAACAAGAAAGAAATACCTTTTTGGGAACAGGAGATATAATGAGACAATACAAAGTTAAAAGAAAAAACATTAAATGCCGTCATTGCGGCAAGTGTTTTGATAAACCTAAAACAAGTATACCTATTTTTCATATTTGGTCGTGCCCCAGCTTTTAAAAAGCTTGACTGTTTATGAAAAATAACCGAAAATGCTTTTTGTGGAAAACCCCAAGAAAACAATCAAAAACCTGCGTGATATAGAGAAATTAATGGTTTTAATGCAGAAAAACAGAATATCATCAATTCTTGTAGACGGGGTACAGTTATCCATCTCTTCTTTTAAATCGGACACACAAAACCAAGGCCAACAGATAAATGGTCGAGATACTACAGATGAGGACCTTCTGTACTATTCAAGCTAATTGGCAATACCAAAAGTACACACTAAATACGTAAACCAACCTAAGAAGATCGACGAGATCAAGTCAAAGTGGTGGGAGCAAAAAGAGAATGACATCCATAACCATGTTATAGGTGTGGTCAACTCTATTGAGCAGAATCAATCTTATAGACGCCTTAGAAACATTCAGTATGCTAGAATGTATTCCAATACAGAATTCAAAGACTTTTATGGTGTAGCTTTCTCAGAGAATGCGACAACCTCACAAAAGAGTCGGGTAGCACTTAATGTAATTAAAGCTATCTGTGACTCAGCAGCAGCTAAGATATCTAAAAACAAACCCAAACCAATGTTCCTTACAGAAAAGGGCGACTATACAATTCAAAACAGAGCTAAGAAGCTCACTAAGTACATGGAAGGGATCTTTGATTCCTGTGATATGTACACCAAGGGTCAAAAGGTATTTAGAGATGCTGAAGTATTCGGCACAGGGGCACTCAAGTTTTACGCTGAAGATGGAGAGATCAAGACCGAACGTGTAATGATCGATGAGATTAAGGTCGATGGTACAGATGGTATGTATGGTACCCCCCGTCAAATGTTCCAAACCAAGTACATTCATAGAGACGTTTTGATTGATATGTTCCCCAAGCACGAGGGTAAGATCCGCACTGCTAAAGGGGGAATCACTGGAGAGACAGGTTCAAAGTCTGCTGCAGATATGATTCAAGTAGTAGAAGCCTGGCACTTAAAGAGTGGGGGTGGGGCACCCGATGGGAAACATGTAATTGCTATTGATACATGTACTCTATTTGAAGAGAGATACGATAAAGATTACTTCCCATTTGTATTCCTAAGATGGTCAGACAGAATTCTAGGGTTTTATGGCTCAGGTATTCCAGAAGAGATTAAAGGCATTCAGGTAGAGATTAATAAACTCTTGAGAAGTATCCAAGTTTCGCAACACTTAATGAGTCACCCTAAGTGGTTTGTAGAGAATGCATCAGGGGTAAATACTCAGCATTTGAACAATGAAGATGGCGGGATTATTAAGTTCAACCAAACGCCACCGCAAGCATTTGTTCCTCAAGCAATGAGTGGGGAAGTTTATAGTCACTTAGAGAACTTATACAGTAAAGCATTTGAAATTGTGGGAGTCACTCAACTCTCAGCAACCGGTCAGAAGCCTAGTGGTTTAGATTCAGGTGTGGCGTTAAGAGAATACAATGATATTGAGTCAGAGAGATTTATATTGGTGGGCCAGGCATACGAGAAGATGTTTATGGACGCTTCAAAGATTATCGTTGATATGTCTAGAGACCTTTATAAAGACAACCCAAACTTTAAGGTTACGGTAAAGGGCAAGAAGTTCATCGAGACAATCAAATGGGCTGATGTAGACCTTGAAGATGATAAGTTCACAATGACAGTCTTTCCAGTGAGTCAGCTACCTAATACTCCAGCAGGTAAATTAGCATTTGCACAAGAGTTGATACAAGGTGGATTCATTGAAAGGGAGTATGCGCTAAGCATATTAGACTTCCCTGATCTAGATGCTTATGTAGATAACAAGACAGCTAACATTGAGATATTAAGAGAAATCATAGAGAAGATGACAGAGGATGGGGAATACACAGCTCCAGAGCCTTACATGGACTTAGCTTATAATATTAAGTTTACTCAAAGAGCATACCTTCAAGCTAAGATGGATGATGTACCAGAAGCAAATTTAGATTTAATGAGACAGTTTATGGACCAGAACCAGGCTATGATTGATGTGGCTATGCAACAAGCTCAAAAACAACAACAAGCTATGGCGCAACCAGAAGCGTTGCCTACTAGCGATTTATTACCACAAGGGGAACAAGTATGAGTTATTTAGGATGGTTAGATTACGGTGTCGAGGTAGCGCGAGGTAAGGTCAAAGATTACGAGGTGGGCACAAAGTTTGGTAGGAATTCTGATATTGACGTCGGTATTCCTGAAGATTTATGGGAGGGTGGTGGCCTTTATACAGGGCAGCCAGACAACTTCACACCAGAGACGGTTGATATTGTTTCTTCAGATGCAGCCGATACCGCAGCAGGAACAGGGGCAAGAACTATTAGGATATCAGGTCTTAAAACTAACCTTTCTACGCGATATGAGACTGAAGATATCACACTTAATGGTACTACAGCAGTAACATCGGTGAATACTTGGTGGAGAATCAATAGATGTTTTGTGTTAACTGCAGGTACCGGTGGGGGGAATGCAGGAACAATAACTGTTAATTCAACTACCACTACAGCGAATGTGTTTGCGAGCATGCCTATTGGGGGAAATCAAACCCAAATCGGGGCGTTTACGGTTCCAGCCAGCAGTGAATGTATTTTAAAAAGAATAAGAGTGGCTATCACAAGAGCTTCAGGAGCGGCAGGATCAGCTACAGTTTCTTTACGGGTAAGAAATCCAGGGGGAGTATATAGAGCTCGAAGACTATTTGAAGTTCAAACAGGTGGACCGGTAGAATTTACAGCATGGGGTGGGGATGTAATCGCTCCAGGGGCAGATATAAAATATAGAGTAGATACGGTTTCAGATAACAACACAATAGCTGATGGTGCTTTTGAGTACATTTTGAGGCACTCAGGAGAATTTTAGTAACAAATAAACTGTTTGGGTAGTGAGATATTAAAATCTACTCAAGTAACTTAAAGATAAAACAAGGAGTGAATATGTCAGAAGTAGAAATATCCCAGGTAAACCCAATACAAGAAGATCAGAATCCTATCCACGCGGTAGATGTTGATCATACACCTCAAGCAGATCCAACTAACCCACTTAAGGATTGGGTAGAGAAGCAATCTAACCCAGTTCCAGAAGATATCAAGGTAGAAGCAGAGCCTGTAGTTGAAGAGGAACCAAAAGAAGATCCTTTAATGTCTCAAAGATTCGCAGAACTTTCCAAGAGGGAATATGCTGCAGTAGCTCGTGAGAAGGAATTAAAAGCCCAAGAAGAGAAGTTTAAGTACATCGCAGAAAACATGGATGAGCTTAAAGGTTCCCCTAAGAAGGTATTGGAAGAGCTCGGCCTAGACTTTGAGAAGTTTACCAGCGCTTACCTAGATGAGTTAGACGGTAAAGAGAAGGCTCAATCACCAGAAGAGATGATCGCAGCTATTGAGGCCAAAAGTAATGCTAAATGGCAAGAGTTTGAAGCTAAGCAAGCTGAGATGGACGCTGCTAGAGAAGAACAGGTAAAGGCTCAGTACAAGCAAAACCTTAAAGCAGAACTATCATCAGAACTTAACCAAGATAGGTTTGAACTAATCAACCTCAAGGGAGCTCATGACGTTGTATATGGTGTGATCGAACAGCACTATAATGAGACAGAAGAGAAAACAGGCGAAGGTCAAATGCTTTCTATTCAAGAGGCAGCTCAGATTGTAGAGGATCACCTAGAGAAAGAAGCTAGAACCCTACTTAAGGCCAAGAAATTGGCAATGCAGGAAGCTGTAGCAGAAGAGGCAAAGCAGAAGTCAGTTACTCTATCGAACAGATCTGCAGGTGGGGCAGTCGTAACAGATACCGCTAAGGATCTATCTAAGTTATCAGCTACTGAAGTATCTAAGAAGAACGCAGCCTCATTATTGAAGTGGGATTAGTGCCAGTATCCAAATGGAAACTTCTAGAAAATGTTCCTTTACCCAAGCACTGGGAGACTTCACAGATTCTAGACGATGTTATTTTGGGTATATGGCTTGATAGGTATTCTAATCATTCTAGTAGTAGTGACGTGGATAGCGGTAGTGGACATAAGAAGAGAGTCCAAGAGAAAAGAACGTCTAAAGATCGAGATTGATAGAAAACCTTGACTTTATCCTAAAATAACACATAATTGTCACAGAATCGCTTTATCATGCCATAAGATAAAAGGCATATGAGAGTCTTATACGACAAGTGTTGACCTGTGAGTAAGTGATTGAAAGAACAGACCAGGTGGTCTTATTAATTTAATCAATTAACAGGAGATAATACAATGTCGTTAGATATGACTTCATTCGACGCTGCACTTAAGGAACATTATACCGACCAGCGCGTTGAAAACATGGTATACAAAGATAACCCTCTTTACGCTTTAATGCCTAAATTTGAGGACTTCGGTGGACGTAACCTTCCAATTCCAATCATCACAGGGAATCCACAGGGTCGTTCAGCAACTTTCACAAACGCTCAAACAAGAGGCGCTGCGACCAATTCGTTGATCAATCAGTTCACTCTTACCCGAGTAAAAAACTACTCTCTAGCCACTATTGACGGTGAGACTCTAGAAGCATCAAAAGGTAATGCCAACGCTTTCATGGAAGCTGCGACAACCGAAATTGATGGTGCTATCCAGGCTCTTTCACGTGATATTGCTATTGATATGTACGGTACAGGTTTTGGTGGAATCGGTGTCATTGACGCTGCTACTACTTTGACTGGTCCTACTATGATCCTAGATGACATCTCAAACGTTACCAACTTTGAAGTAGGTATGGTTTGCGTCTTTGCAGCAGCAGAGAACACAGGTGCTCTACGTGTTGGTGGTGGTTTGACAATCATTGCTGTGGATCGGTCTGCAGGGACTGTTACTTTTGGTGCTAACTTGAATACAATTACAGCTATCGCAGTAGG